ATTTTCGTCTTGTTTCGCCATTTTTCCTACTTGTAAATCCAAGCAAACTCTGCTGGGACACGGAATCTATTGAAGGATCTAGAATTTACCAGGTCTCTTTTAGCTTCAACTCTGCGAGCACTCTCTCCTGACATGATGTCGTTTGCTGCGCCATTAAAGTTTTGTGACTTTAGTGACATTGCAGCAAGCATTGCCTGGTTAATCGCGTTTGTATCTTTTCCGTGCTCTGCAGAAGCATCATATAACCATGTAGCAATTGCCATGCTCATGACAAGATCGTCATTCTCACCCTTCATTGCTTGGACACGATTATCATTCCACACGAATGTCTTAAGTTCATCATAAAAACGAGATGAGTAAGATATAATCTGTTTGTTTCTTATAACTTCTTCGAGTTTAGTCAAGATCAGAGATCTTGTCTTTCCGCTTGTATTGAATCCTGCTGTGCTTGTTTCACCTGGCGGCACATAATCACCGATATAGACAGCGTTATTGCGTTGATAGTACATCTTGGGATAATTTAGATCACGAAGTCTTACGATTGTCGCATACCCAAAGCTGTTATTCTCAGGACAGAGAAGCGCTTTGTTGTATTTGAGTCCAAAATCGCTTAATAGGTCACCAAATCTATCTGGTGCTATCTTGCCTTTATACTCTGCGACGACTTCACCTGTCATTAAATCAATGATATGGAATGATGAAAAATCTTTTCCATCTCCTCGAGCCACGTCGGCAGACATAACATATTTGTGCTCTGCAAGAGGTTGTTTCCAGATCCAAACGTTTCTATCAAAACCTTCTCTAAAAGCTGGCTGCTGGATCTGCGCATATAACCATTTGAGGTCATCATCGCCGAGAAATGTCTCACCTGATGACGCAAAGTCACAAAGGTACTCTTGAGCGATCTGTCGTACTGAAAGATTTCTAGTCTCTTTATCGAACCATTCTTGATCACGCTCGGGGTGCACATCCCAATTCAGCTTAATCGCCTTGAACTCATTGAGGCCTGCTTCGGCATCTTTGTAGAGCTTATAATATTGACCGCCCACGCCGTTGGGTGTCGATAAGAGGATGGCACGACCACCCGTAGTCAATGTAGGATAAAGACCTGTCCAGAGAGTATCAAAATCTCTAACGAATGCAGCTTCATCAACAATTAGGAGAGACAATGCTTCAGAACGACCTGCGTCTTCTGATGTTGGAATTGCCTTAATTGTAGATCCATGACTGAATTCTACTAGTTGTTTATTATTTGCTGTGACTGTTGGAAGAACCAACCATGTAGGCAAATTGTTAATGATGGTCTTTGTTTTCTTGATGAAATTCTGTGCAACTTGCAGTTTTGTTGCAATGATAAGAATGTTCTTGTCTTTCTGGAACAATGCAAGCCAAACAGCATAAGCAGCAACCAGTGTAGATAGACCAAGCTGGCGACCCTTTACGACAATTGTGAATCTATGGTCGATGAACTCTTTGACACAATCATCTTGGAAAGGAAACGTCTTAAATGGTATAGTTCCTTTCGTCGGGTGTTGGATCTTAACGTAGTTGTTGAAGAAATAAGACGGATCTCTACCGCATTTTATAATTTCGCTTACCTGTCTTGACTTGTTAGTTGTTTCCATCAGCCATTAACAGTAAAGACTGCCCTCCGGCGATAGTATGCTGTGCGCTTTGGATTGTAAGGAGACATACTAATCAGCTCAATCTCATCTGTCGAATCACCCTTCTTAAGTTTTAGAGTTGATCCTGCGACGCGTCTAAACTCTTTCTTGACTTCATCAATAAAGTCACCAATCAGCTTCTCTGAGACTCTTTCTTCTTCTTTGACTTGATCTCTCATGACTCTATCAACAACTAGATTGACGATTGTCGTATAAGTCACGTGAATATTGTCACCTGACATTTTTGTCTTGATTGAGAAAGATGGGCTCTTAACAGTCGAACTTTTACCAAATGTGGTATCAAGTATCTGTCCAAGGATGTTAACTTGTTCAAATGTCATATTTCTTCCTTTTAGCATGCAATGCTAAGGCAACACGGTCCTGTTTATATTTATCAATCTCTTCTGGAGGTGGCCTCCACCCTTGTTTCCAGTTATCATATTGTAGCTCTGCCCATTTCATTGCACAATTTCTGCAACACTTGTACTTATTGTAATGAGAAAAATCATTTCGATAATCAAGCGAAAAATTGCAAATTTCACAAAAAAGTTTCATATCACTCATGACTTACTCGTGCTTTTCCATTAGAAGAATCAATGCTTAGAATATTGTCAACAATATCTTTGATTGCATCGACGTGTGAAATAATCAGTATTTTCCTAAAGTAATTCTTTAGATTTTGTAGAAGTCTTGCACACGCCTCAAGATTGCTCTCATCAAGGACACCAAAGCCCTCGTCGATGATCAACATGTCTGATTTTGGTAATGATGAGATGTTTGTAAGAGCAACTCTAATTGCTATTGAAGCAATCATCTTTTCCATCCCAGATCCTAACTCAATAATACGTCGACGATCTCCGTAATTAATGTAGATCTCAATTGAGCTAGAGTCGTCACATTCGATCTCAACTGTGAATCCAGAAATTCCGCTAAGAATCTTAGAGATCTCGCTATTGATCAGAGGAAGATTCTTTGCAATGATATTCTGTGGGATTCCCTTCTTAGAAAAAGCGTTTTCAAGAAGTGTCAATGTTTCAAATCTCTCAAGCGTCGTCTTCAGCGTGTTTATTTGTTGTTCTGTGTTGAAAAGTTTTTCTGTGATACGACCAATCGACGATGCTGATGTTAAAGATTGACTTTCAAGAGTTTCGATCTCTTTCTTTAATTCGACATACTCTCTGTGCTTATCGTGAACACCTGCATCATTCTGCTCTTTTAGAAGATTAGAAAGCTTCTTATGCTCGGCATTAAGTGTGTCAAGAGCGGTCAGCTTATTAGCGATTCTTTCATTAAATAGAGTGATCTGTGATTGTGCATGGATTTTTTTTGTTGACATGTCTTTTTCAAGACCTGCAAGCTTGTTGATCTTTTCAATCTTGCTCTTAATATCGTCCTTACTGGTCTCTGTGAGTTTCTCTCTAAGCACGTCAAGTGTCCGCTGAATTGTAGATCTTGTCTTTTCTTCGACCTCGAGAACTCTTTTGCTATTATGTGCGTCTTTAATGAAGACGCACGTTGGAAATGAGTCACCACAAGGCACGCTGTCAAGAATGCCGATGTTCCTACGAAGCGCTTCTAGGTCTCTGTCCTTAGATTCAAGATCCTTTAGATTGATCGTATACTTCATTTCAAGATCTACGATAGCATCTTGCTGCTTCTGTAGCTCTTCAACGCTAAATGCGTTCCTTACATCTTCTATCCTTCTAATCTTCTCATCGTAAGATGTAATGTTCTCAGTGTGTTCTGTGATAGCAGATTGCAAGCTTTCAATTTCGCGTTGTGATTTTTCAATCTTTTGAAAAATAGAAGCAACATCATGTTCTGAAACGACATTAACTGTTGCAGGCGATGAAAGTACTGAAAGCTGTCCTCGCTTTCTAGAAAGAAGATCCTTTAGATTGTCTGATTTTTCTTCTAGGCCATGCTTCTCTTGAAGGAGTGAAGTATGCGTTTGCTTCAATGACTCTAGACTTGATGCCGTACGAATAGTTGACTTAATCGGACTTAAATCTTGCTTAACGCATTCAAGATATTTGTCAAAAATTTCTAAATCAAGAAAACGACTCAGAATCTGTTTTCTGCTAGTTGACTTCTCATTGATGAACATATTCATCTGACCTTGAGGTGCCAGGCACGTGTAGAAGAAATCATCGGCTGTACCAATAAGTTTCCTTACAATTTTCTCGGTCTCTCGACGCTGTTCGTCATTTAGATCCTGGATGATGTCGCCGGTGCTTTTCTTCTTAAGCGAAAGAGTCGTATTTGCCCAAACGTCTCCTTTCTTTGGATAGTTTTTTGTAGATTCTCTAGTAATCTCATAATCTTCACCCGAGACTGAGAGATTGATCTTGCTGCGACATGACTCAGCATCTGTGTTGATGATGTGAAGATTTTTCATTGCACCTCTGTCAGAAGTGTTGAAAAGATTATAGACGATAGTGCCTATAATCGAAGATTTTCCTGCACGATTTCTTCCAAAGATGCCTGTAATACCTTGAAGGTTATCAAAATTGATCACATTGTCATTGCCATATGCAAAAATGTTATCAAATTCTATATTTTTAAGACTCCACGTGACATTTCTTGCAACTTCATCATCAAAAGTCACATCATCAAAATACTTGTCAAATTCTTTAAGCGCTGCTACGATCTTTACATCTTCTACAGCGCGTTCCTTTAGATAAGTTTCAATGACATTTTTGATAGATTCTCTGTCACGCAAGTTTGAACTCTTGAATTGCGTGACAATGATCTCATCTTTCTTCTCTGTCTTAGCATCAATCTTGAAGACGACTTCAGAAAAGTTCTTCAGTTTTGTTGCCATATCATGAAGGCTTCTGGCATCAACATCAGAGACATTGCCCGGCAGATTAAATCTGATTCGAGCACGGTCGGGAGCCTGCATAAGTTGTGAGATTGTTGAAGTGACGCCATTAACCCAGTCAACATTGATAAACGGGCTATTGTTGTCTACTGGAATGAACTTGGTAGTAAACTTGTTCTTATTCTTAATGTCCCAGACTAGAAAACCTTTCTCTAGGTCTTCACCGTAGTTTTGTTGGATTGTTGATCCGCAATATGCAATTGTCTCTGCGTCATTCAGAAATTGACGACGGTGAATATCACCAAAAAAACCAAAGTCAAAGTGAGAAAACAGGTCAAGTCTGACTTCGCCTTCTAGATCGAAATCGCTGTCAGACTTTGATCCATGAACAGCACCATGATACAGCGCAATGTTAATCGAATCAAGTTCAGGCTTAATGAGATTCCAGTTCTCTTCATCGAATGGTGAAAACACGCACCATTTGAATCCCTTAACGGGAGCGTCATAGACCCCTGATTTTTTGAATAGCCTGATTTGAGGATTATTAAGCGCCTTGATGACTGGTGTAATTGCATCTTGCCTGTCTTTGTTAAGAAGAAGGCCATCGTGATTGCCAAGAATCACGTCTACGGGTGCAATCTCTG